GACAAGGACATGATGACCCCCTATGCGGAAATAAGTTGGATCCCGGCAATGACCCGGAGGACATCCGTAGTCACGACCGATCTCGGTGACGGGAACTGAACGGCCGATACCAGCAGGCCGGTGGTATTGTCCCAGACATTGCTTGAGGAGATAAACCCAACCTTGACCGATGCGGACGAGGTAAAGGTGAATTCCGCTGGCGTCCCGGCGTTTGACCAGAGGCCGCTCGCCACAGAGTCGGCAGTCAATGCTTTCCTGGTGGTGCCGCTGTACTTCTTGCATTCCGGAGCGGCGGCAAGCAGGGTGGCCATATCATCGCCGGCAAGCGGGGCATAGGCAGTCTCTGAAATGCCGATGTGCCATGCCGAATATCTGGTCGCGCCGGCCAGTGCCGCTTCAAGCAGATAGTCGAGCCCGATATCGGGAATGATGTTCCCGATCTTCTCCCGCCACTTCAACTTGCCGTTCTTGTCGAAACACTCGAAAAGATAGACAAAGCCGACCTTGTGCTTCTCGAAAATTTCCATCATTCACCTCTCCTGATGACCTCTGCTTCCATAAAACTCCTGCATGCCAGTGTTGAAGTGGTCGAGTCCTTCAGGCTGGCAAGAAGTTGCCTGATTCCATTTTCTTCGCGCAGAACCATCGCGCCGCTCTGGCCGATGTCCGGTGCGACGCTTTTCTCCTGAATGTTCCTTGCGCCCCCGCCAGGCCCGGCGATGATCGCGCCCCTGGTCGAGAACCATGCCACCTGATCGCTATTCTCGATCTTGTGCCCAGTACCAAGGACCCCGCCGTAATCAAACACGTCGTGGACAATGAACGCCTTCGGGTCGCGGCCGGCAAAGAATTTCGTGGTATTGCCGTAGGCGAAATAGATTCCGTCGTCTACCGGCTCCATAACGTCAGCAGCTTCGGGAAGCTGGAGGTAATTGTCGGCATACCGGACATGATCGTAATCAAACTCTTCTGTCCAGATAACGAGCCCGGAGGCGAGGGCGATAAACTTCCGGCCGGCGAAGTGGCGGATGATCCTTCCGGCCGGCGGCCGGTCCATCATCTCCAATTCCAGATAGCGGGCGTCGTCGTACTGGCCAGAGAGGACACTGTAGGTCTCGGTCCCGAGCGCCACGGTCCCGATGAGAAACAGGGTGGAGCCGTTCGGCATGCTCAAATAGAGGTTCATGCCAACAGCCTGCGGGTCGTCCGAGGCGTTCGAGAAAATGAACTTGATTCCTGTCGAATCGTCAGGGGCCGTGAACGAAGACATTTCAGAAGCCCCGGACTCAACGCCGTTGGCATCGACATAGGTCATAGCCGCGGTGTACACTCCGCTGCCGAATGAACCGGCCACGCCAACAAGGGTAAATGCCGGCGGCGGATCCATGCCCCAGGTCACGACCGAATGATCGGCGAGAATCTTCTTGGCGATCGAACCGTCGGAGAAATAGACGATCCCGTTCTCATACTCGAAGGTCATGGTATCGCCATAGACGCCGGAAAAAAGGACGGTCGCCGTATCGTCGGCGTTGAACCGCTTCAGTTGTGCGCCCTCGACAAAGAATATCCCGGACGGGCAATCAAACCCTCCGCGGCAGTTCATGCCAGAATACACCTTGTCGTAGCCGCCCCTGCTTCGTGGCCGTCCAGAGGGAGGGATATCCACGTTGACGAGATTTCTGGCGCATCCCTTCGGGAGGTCATGGTCTTCCGCCTTGTTATTCATCCCCCTCGGGAACGGGCCTATTTTCATCGCCAATGGCTCCTTACCTTGTGGGGTGCGCTCGCATTGGCTGACAATCTCCTGCCGGCGCCGGGACTATAGCCGAAGTATTTCTCGAAACTACGCAGATGTGATCCGGACCGCTTTTCGTCGTAGGTATCAGCATCCTTCTTGGCATACGCCTTGTGCAGCGCCCACTCGATAAGTTTCATGTGATGCCGCCTGTTGATCTCCGGCTCAGAGATGGGGGCGACAATGCTGCTCATGGGGTTGACCTGGGCGCGGACGACGGCAATGTTCATCGTGTACGCCTGATCTGGAGTCGGGACGACAAACCCATGGGTATCCTCGACGACAAGATACCTCGGCTGCGCCGCGTCGAGATCTTCCCACCCAGGGGAAAGCCGGTCAAGCTCTTCCCTGGTGGTGATGTACATATCGACCTTTGTCGTGCCGTCGGTGTTCGAGGCCTTTGTCACTTCGAGGATACATTCATGGAGATGGACATACGATTCGTCGGCAACGAGCGGGATATTCGTCAGGTCGTAAGTGGTATTCTCTGTCGGCTGGGAGCCGTCAGGAGTGCGAGCCCCGGTGTCGGTATAGGTAACGATGGGAACTGCTACTTCTGCTATGAGTTCATCGTCCGTCCCAGACCGGCCATAAACTCGATATCCGGTCGCATAGGGAACAGCGTCCCATGACAGGACAACCCCGGCACTTGCGCCAACGGCAACGGTCACCGGGTCGCTCAGTTCTGTCTCCCCGGAAGCGTTGATCGCTGTGACCATGTAGGAGTAGGTGTCAGTCGCCAGCGACCCCGTCGTCTCCAGCAGTGCCAGATTGGATGGGGCGGCGATAGCCCGGGTGCGGGAGTCCCGAATGAGCCGCTTTCTGGCTATCGCCTCCTCTTCCGCTTCCGCGAACCAGATAACCAGCTCCGCATCGCTCCAAAGATACGGAGCTACCGGGTCCCTGGCCAGAATCCGGAACTGGCTTATCAGTTCGACGAGGTTCATTTCGCAACGCCGAATCGGTCAATGAGCCCGTAGACTTTCTCCCGGAGCTTTTCGATACCGATGTTCTGGTTGATCTTGACCCCGGCGAAGTTCGTTTCCGCGTATTGCAGCATGGCCGCTTTGCCCATTCTTGCGACTGAGTCCTTTGCGGCCTGAACACTCTCTTCAGTCTCATCCTCCTTCTCCTTCGGTTTTTCCGGAGCCTCCTTGGCCTGCTCTTCCTGGGCGGCGAGGATCCAGACATCGGCATGCTTGAGCATCTTCCTGGCGCTCGGCTCATCGACCAGAATCACCTCGCCCTGTTTCCAGATGATGCCGGTCCCATAGATTCCATCCCGGTACCGGGCACGGTGGCCGACATACTTGACCGGCAGTTTCGCGGCCTGGACCAGTTGCGGGGCAGGGGCGGCGATCTTGACCACCTTGATCTCCGGCTGGACCTTGGAACATTCCTTGACGATGGACAGGAACAGAACCCGCTCCATCTTCTCTTTGGCAGAAAGCGAATCGAACTCCTCCCGGGTCTTGTCGGGAACCCCTACCGTTCGTTCCAGCCAATTTTTGTGGCCGTCGGCCGCAGTCGCTTCCGGATTGGCCAGATGAAAGTTGACGCCGGTCTCGTACCGGCCGCGGGTTTCCTCGGAGAGATCGTCCCACGCGATAATCGCCGGGTTCTCGTCATCCAATCTGGTCGCCTGGATCGCGACATTCACAATCTTTGCAATATCTGCTGATTTCACTTTATCCTCCTTTGGGATACCCGGCGCCGTAGTGGCGCCGGGGTTCTCGTTCAGTTTACGGCTGGCCGCCCATCTCGGCGAGAACGTAGATATCCTGGACACCAACGGCCGCACAGTCGGCTCCGGCAATGGTCAGGATCAGGTACGCATCCTTCGGGAGGGTGACAGGCTTGGTACTGGTCGTCTTGCGAGCGGTCACGGCGCTGTCCATCGCCAAAGCGGTGGCGAAGAAGTCATCGTCCTGTGGGACGGCGGTGCTATCAACGCCATCGACATAGGCAAAGCCGACCTTGACCGTCACCTGGGCGGTGAAGGCGTCGGAGATGTACGACAGGTAATCGTACAGTTTCATGCCGGCCTTCAGGACGCCCAACCGAATGATATCGGTCTGGACGACCTGGGTGGCGTCGTTGCTGTCGGTGAAGACTCCGTTCGCATCGACGGTGAGGTTGAAGGGGCCAATCACGGACAGGTTGCCGTAAGGCACCCCGCCGAAGTTGAATTTGTTGTTCACATTGTCTGCGGTAATGTTCGCCATCTCAATTCCTCCATGGAATTTTATTTGTTTGGTTCCCGGTCCCCTCCGGTCGCCTCGTGCTTTATTTCAAGAGAACAGCTACTTAAACGCCAAGCTCAACGGCAGAGTCGATCGCCATAATACCGAAGTCGGTATATTCTTCCTGGGTACCGTGATTGATCAGGAACCGGGTCTTGGATTTCCCGCCGACCATGCCGATCAGGACTTCCAGCTTGTCGCCGTGATCCAATTCTTTCTCGGACCAGAAGAACGGGTTTCCGGTCTGCCGAGCCTTGCCGTATGCTTCAGCCAGGGCCTGGCCGCCGAGCAGGATCGCCCGGTCAACGGCATGGGTCGTGGAGAAAGCGGCCGGAACCGTACCGGACGACTCGGTGGTCGAGGTCGCGCTGGCACAGTACAGCATGGCGTTGGTCGAATAGAACCGGATCGGTTTCGGCATCTTCACGATCAGGATACCGTTCCACAAGCCTGCCTCACCCATGAACAGCGGGTTGTTCTTGGCCATGGAAGCGCGGGCCATGGCGTTCGCCTGCCAGGTCCGGAAGTTGGTGGACTTGACGATCGATGTGTACTGTTCGCTAGAAACTCCCAGTACACGCATCGGGGCGTCGGTGGCCATCTGGTCGTCCGGGAACCGAACGGGCGGAGGAGGAAGAGGCATGCCGTCCAGCTTTGTCCGCAGCGCGTCTACCAGGTCGATGTTCATGATATCAGTGGTGGCGAAATCAACATCGCCGCCGTTCAGGTTGATGTGCTCCAGGCCGGACCCGGTGGACATGAAATGCCGGTTGTAGGTCGGGGCCTTGACCGTGTTCACGCAGATGCTCGCAAAATCGGCATCGGACGCCAGGGGCACGGCCCACTCGATATCATTGGCGAACCCGCGCGCGCCTGCCATGTGAACGATACAGAGCTGGTCCTGCAGGCGGTCCATGTAGTTCTTGCCAAGGGCGCGGGCCAGGGACCGGAGCTGGTGCGGAGTCCGCTGCTGGGTCATGGAACCGCCGGCGGAGATCGGGTACCGGCACTGATTGATCCGGAGCGAGTCCTGGCTGAAGGTCATCGCCTGGCCGCGGCCTTCGGCGACCGCCTCGCCCATGATTGGCTTACCGCCCAAGGGGTTGATCAGGTCGAAGGTAACTTCATCGCCGGCGTTCTTCATCAGGTCCATGCACCGAACGATGGGCATCTCGTTGGAACTCTGGAAACGAAGATTGCTCTCGGCGTCGGACTGCTGCGGCAGTTTACCGGTAAGCCGGTTGATGATGGTGGGGCGCTGCATATTCGCAGCAAACAGCCCAGCGGACTGGATCTGTACCGCCTGCGGGGAACCGTAAGGAATCGTGGTCATAGCTCTTCTCCAAAAGAAATAGGTTGATTAAACAGCTTTCCGGAGGATCTCTTCGATCTGGTCCGGAGTCTTGCCCATGAACGCATCGATCTGCTTCAGGGGGTTCCCGGCACTCATAATCGC